CGATGATTCGTTCTACATACGCGATTAGTTCCGCCTTGTGGTTTGCGCTGAATGTGAAGTTAAAATTAGTCGTCCCTGCCGTGTTTTTAGTCATTTCGTTTCCTCCTCATTAATTTTGTTAGATAGGTATTCCGTAAATTCTCCGTGCTCACTCGGCGAAAGAATGTCGAGATAATGCTTACCGATTGACTTTTTAAACGCTGCAGAATGACGATCTATCCAGCGAATATATTCATGTGGCTCGAAACTATCGCCAGGTGACAACGACATATCCTGCATAAATAGTACAAATCTCGGCTGAAAATCGCCATGTTTAGGTATACGTACCATTACTCCGCCTCCGTTTCGTTATTTAACGCGTCCAGCGAATACCCTTCGCCATGCCATCCCCAATATTCGTAAACTGCCGCTATCTTCTCGACTGCCACGTCGATATGCCCTACTAACGTTGTTCTGGCGACGCCTGCCTGTCGCGCCGCATCCTCTTGCGTTAGGTCTTGCGTATATACTAGACGGATGGCTTCCGATTGCCGGTCGGTTAGCTTTGCCGCCGTGATTGCCGTTTTTAAGTCGATAAGCATTAATACTGCGTCGTAATCGCCTGCGTATTGGCGTAGTTCTAGTGCGCCACGTTCCGCCAGCAGCCGCTTGATGCCTGCCGCCGTGTTTAGCGCCGGATACGACTCTTCTAGCGACCTTTCTTTCGTTGATAAATCTACTTTTACGCTCCCTATATCATCCACCTCCGCAAAATAAAAGCGACCGCCTCAATCGAGAACAGTCGCTAGTTAATCAATATTCAATTAGAAAACGCTATTCCCCTCGCACCGCTTTCTCTACGCCTAGTTCCGCCATAATAGCGTCAAGACTATCGTAGAAAGAATCGGTGTCACTATTATTAGCAACCGTATAATGCGGCGCTATATTGTCAATGAACGTCTCGGTCCGGTCGGTCAAATCTGCTTCAGTGAAATCATCGCCAGCCTCTTTCGCGCGCTGGATTCGTATTTCGTCGTCGGCTGTAATTTTAATGATCGTATAGCCTTCCGCCTGCATCTTCGCATATTCTGGCGCCTTTCTCATATCGCTAATAAGTACGACGCTGTGGTTGGCCGCCTCAATCTTTCGGAGAACTTTATTGACCCATACGTTGTCGCCGAACACTTCGCACGCCCATTCGCCAAACTTGACGTAGAAGGCGCGCGGTTTAGGATTGCGCATGATGTGTGGGAAAGCGCGGTGAAACGAGTCTTTCATTTCGTCTGCAAATGCGTAAGGTTGTGCGCCATAGAATAACGTTAGGTAGGCGGCTGCGAGCGACTTGCCCGACCGCAGTTTACCGCAAAGTACTATTTTCGTTGTTTCAGCCATTCCGCAACGCCCCCTTTAATAGTTTCTGCGCATCAAGAAACGCATGTGATTTACCGTCATGAAACTGCGCCAGTTCTTTAATTCCGTTATCTTCGTAATGACCGCAAAGCTTTTCCGCATGACCTTCGAGCTCTCTTAACTCGGCGATTACCTTTTCAATAGCTCCGACTGGAACAACCGCCTCACTAACATCGTTTATGCGTGCGATTATTTCATCGACGTTAGCGTCTAATTCTAATATTTCGGTTTGACTATAGACTGCTAATTCGATGACCTCCTCGACATCCTTTTCGTTCTCATCTACGCGATCTTCTAAGTCGGCGATGTCGGTTTCGTTGTCAGTAATAACTTCCCTTAGCGTAGAAATACCTTTACCTAGTAATTCGGTGCAATCCTCAACGCCTGCTAACCGCTTCTTTAACTCCGCAACCTCCTGCGCAAGATTTGCGATTAAGTCTAACTCTGTCTGTCCCGATTGTTCAACGAATTCTAACGTTTCATATTCGTGATGGAATAATGTGAAATTTTCGCACAAAACGCCTGCAACGTATGTTTTCACGACCTCGTATACCTTCCCGTATCTATCACCGATTTCTTTTTCGTTAGTCACCACAACCAATTCACCGACGGCAGCCTTGCGCTTGACCTTGCGGTATTGCTTTCCGTTGTGTGTGATTACGTCGTCAGATAGATTGCGCAATGTGTCATCGTACTTTTCTGTAAGTTCGTCGACTCCTTCGTTAAAATCAGCCGTCGCTTCGTATAATAGCTCGCTGACTTCTGCGTAAGTTGGTGCGGACGTAAACGTAGTCGGTTGGACCGGTTGTTCGATTAATTCAAGGACGAAGTACTTATCGTCATCAGATTCGTATAATTCTACGTGTTCATACCCGTCTACTTCTTCGCCTAGTGTAAATACGTTATACCGGATATCTACTTCAGCGACTTTTCGTATTTCGTTACCGTATCTTTCTCCGTTAATTTTCGTAATCAGCACCGTATCGCCTTCTCGTACTGGGCGGTCAACTTTGCGGTATAGTTGCGAGTTGTGTTCGATGACTTCTTCCACATCCGCTTTAGAAACGAACCTGTAACCGCCTTCTATACGTACTCTATACGATTGTGAGATATCATCCACTACGTTGAATACTTCTCCGATTTTATCTGCGTACCAGTACGCTTCACTTTTCGCTTTTACGATTCGAATTTTCATATATTTACGCCTCCTCGAAAAATTGATTTACCCACGGTTCAACAGCAACAACTTCTTCTCGTAGTCTCTCAGCTAGTTGCGTTATTTCTGATTGCGCCCCACGTCCGACCTTTCTCTTCGCGTAGAAGTCTAATAATGCTCGTAAATTCACCGTCATGACTAAATTCGTTGCAGCTGCGTTTGGTAGAATAGCTCTAGCATCTTCAGCTGGAATTCCCACATCCCGTAAATCGTCGTAAGCTCTCTGTAAATACTCGACTACTTCATCGAATATTTCTTTCGACTTAAACTCGTCAACTTCTCCGTTGATACATTCTCGAACTCTATACGTATCTCCGTTAACTATAGAATCCGGCACAACATAGTCGAACCCTTCACTACGATCGCCACTACCGAACTTAACGTAACGCTGTGACTGAACGCTAAACGAGAAACCTGCGCGGTGTCTAGTAAGCTGCGCTAGTAACGCACGACTTACTCCTTCGACTGCAAAGTTGAACGTAATTCCTTCGAGTGTTGACGTATGTTTACTAGCGAATATCATACGAATAAGTCTGTCGGCTTCTGTTCCGCCTTGACCATCAGTCGCTTTACTTCCGAAATACTTGGCGCCTTCTTTTGGAATGATTTCGCTAGGTTTATTCGGAGAGTAACAAGTCCTGATCGCTGTAAGTGCAATCGCTTGACCATCTGTGAATACCTCTTCTCCGAATTCCTCTTTCAATATCTCACGGAATTTACGTGATAATTGAGTGTGTCCGATTAGTATTACTTTCATTAACTCGACCTCCTGAATGATCTATTTTTAAGCTGTTCTTCCATAGTCGCCCACTTACAATTCTCTGGACAATAGTTACCGTCGTTATCAATTCTTTCGATAGTTAAATCGTCTTGATAACCGTTAGCCATCGCCCAATCGTAGAAGGTAGTTATATCTTCAAGCCATTCGTCACAGATTGTTATCCCTCTACCTCCATAACGGTGATATCTTGGGTTATTCGGATTTAAACAACGTTGCTTCATGTCTGCGTATGTTTGATAAATACGCGTTTTCCACAACCCATGCTTAAAGTGCGTTTTCATCTCGTTAGACTTACAACCGCAACTTTTTGTACAGCCTTGAACCATGTTATGCGACATAATCTCTTTCTCCGTCCCGCAGTCGCATTTAACTTTAAACATTGTCCTTCCTCGCCCGTTAACTTGTTTCCGGTAAACATCTACGACTGTTAGATAGCCGATTTTCTCTCCTATATATCTCGTTAGAGGAGTTCCACCCATTAAGACGTCACCCCGCTTGAACCAAAACCGCCAGCACCACGCTGCGTCTCGTCTAATTCTTCAACGATACTGAATTGCGCCTGCTCTACTTGGTTGATTACCGCTTGTGCGATGCGACTTCCCTTACGAATGATATAAGCGCCCGCCTCGTTAACGTCTGGCGTACAGTAGTCGTATTTACCGTCGATTCCTTTTACGACATACTCACTGTCAACCGTTTCGTAATCTTCTAACGACTGAAAATTGAAGTTATCGACGATTACTCCGATTGGCCCTCGATACTGACAATCGATAGTCCCTAGTTGAACGCGTAACTTCGTTTTAACTGTAACGCCCGAACGCGGTCTAATTTGCGCTTCATAATTCGGTGGTAAAGCAATCGCCAACCCTGTCGGAATAATCTTCGTTTCACCTGGCGCAATGATTACCGTTTCCGATGCGACAAGATCAACACCTGCGTCAAACTCATGCGCGTATTTCGGGATTACTGCCGATTCGCTTAAACGTTTAATTTTCACATTAACTTTCATTTCGTTTCCTCCCCGTTTTATCCAAATAGTTTATTTGCTATTAGTAATCCGATGATTAAGCCGATAAGAGCGCCAAATATTTGCAACGTAAGTCGATCACTCATCGTATACTTCCTCCGCTCATTAATTTTTCGATTGCTTCTATTAACGGTGCATTGTCGGGCTGGTTGCGTTTAACCCACTGCCTGACTTCGTTAAAATTCCGTATAGTCGCTTGCTTTTCGAGCCTATCTTCGTCGTTTTTCCAATAGGCGGCGATTTCCCTGGCGATATGGAATACGTGATGGCGCGACCGGTCATTTAGTTCTATACTTTCGGCGAGTTGTACTTCGTGAACGATTGACTGCGCTTTGCCTTCGATTCTAGCGTCATATTTCATCGCGATTCCTCCTTCGATTTTAGAATCCGCCTAGTAAGCTCATAGCGATTAATCCAACTAACGCTAACGCCATTAAAAACATTCCGAAAGCTAGCATATATTCGTTAGACTTTATACATTCGATAGCTACATAAAGTACCGGTACTAATGCGCCTAGTAATGCAATCGCTCCGATAATATTTAGCATTTACTCCGCCTCCGTGACTTCGTAATAATAATCGTCAACTGCTACGCAAAACCCCGCTAGCCATGCCGTAGCTAGGTCCGTTGGATTCTTTACGCTTAGTACCGATGTCCATGCGGTGTATAGACCGCGGCGGATTGCGATTGCGGTGTTCATTTAAACTTTACGCCGTATTTTCTGAGTAAGTTCGTTAATTCATCGTATAGAGCATCCGATACTTCTACGTCTTCTGTCTCGATTTCCTTGACATCCAACGAACAGAAATAACGATTTAACTTTTCGAATAACTGCGCAGTAGTAAACGATCCTAGCACCACTTGTAATACGGCTAATTCTCGCAACTCCATTTCGACTTGTACTTTACGTCCCCAGTCGAACTTTACTTCTTCTACACCGATTTCTTTCATATCGTAATCCCTCCGATTTATATTTTATTAGCGAACAAACTTTACGGCTTCCACTCCGTTAATCTTCAGCAAAATCCCTTCTACCGTCTTCTCCGCGCTCGCCTCCGCCTTATCCTGCGCCCGCTTATCGTTAGCTATGTCCGCCTTGATTTCCGACTTGGCTTCGCTGTACAGGGCTTTCAGCCTCACCTCATCGACGTCCTTTCGCCATAGCCCGCTATCATTCGTAATTGTCATGTTGTCATACGGAAGTGCTAAAGCGATTAGCTTCGGCTGCGGTAACGTCACCTTTACGACATTGCCTACGGTGCTGATTTCGATGTCTTTCGTATTGACGCCAAGTTTGAACGTGCCGCGGACGTTAACCATCGCCTCTTGCTTTCCGTACCACTTGGCGTCTGAATAGCGCTCCGTCTTTTCCGCTTTGCCTGTTAGCGTGACGAGCTGCGCTGATTCCGTTAGTGCGTTGACGATAGTTTCTTCGTGAAGTACGATTGGTTGCGGCTCTGCTGGTGCGATGTGGCTGGCGTTGAAAACGATTGTGCTTCCGATTACGCCTCCGACAACGACTGCGAGTAGCGTGCGTTTCATTCGAAAGGCTTCCTTGATCGCCCGATTAAAAGAGCGCTGTAGTTATCGCCTACCCCGTAATGAATTTCGACTTCTAAAAACTGCGCTTGCATATCGTTAATCGCCTGTACGAGTTTCCTTTCGAAAGTGAACATGTCACCCTTAACGTGGTCTACCGATTTAATTTTTGCCATTCCTTTCGCCTCCTCTTCGTCATTTACAAAACGTATACTCAAACAAGAACTTCATAACGAAACCTAACGTCGTGCCTACGGTTAAGCCTGCGAGTGTGACTGCGATGTATTTCATGTTGTCGTCCTCCTCACCAGTTGAGATTATCCGCATGTTGAGCGAGTTTACCTCGGAAGTTAACGCTTAGTTTTACAACGTTGCAATATTCCTCACCTTCGAAGTGATCGATGTATGGCGCAAATCCGCTTTTGCTTTCGTCAGGTAAATCGCATTGTCCGACGTGACCTTCCATAATAACGGTACAACTATCGTGAATGCGCGTTAGAATCTTCTTTAAATCACCCTTCGTAAAGTTCTGGCTTTCCGCGATTACAACCGTTTTATCTTTCAAGTTGATACCGCGAGCGAACGTGTGCGACATCGGATAGACCCAAACGTGGCCCGCTTTAAGCGCTTCGACGTTCTCTTCGTTGTAGATTACCTTTTCGGGAACCTCTGCGATTTCTAATAACGCATCCTTCAACGGAGTTAGATACTCTTTCTCCTTCTCCGGTTGGTTGCCTGGACGGAATCCCATTCGCTTCTCCTCAACTGGTGCGAAGATATATACGAGTGGCTTTCCGATAATCTTAGCGCAAGCGACTGCGAGTGTAGTTTTTCCGCTACCTGATTTCGCATTGACTATCGTTAGTTGATTATCGAAAATAGAATCGACATAAGCGCGTTGTTCATTTGTTAGTTTCGGTTCAAATCCGAATAGTAAGTTATCCTTCGGTAATGGCATTGCGTTCGCCTCCATTCGATTGTATGTTCCGCCTTACACACGATAATATGCCGGTCACTATATAGCCCGCGCAGTCTAGCGAAAGTTTTCTACATCGTGTAAAATAAAATTAACGAAAGGAGTGTTTCGTATGGTAAATAAAAAGATCCGACGTCAAGGCAATTCGCACGCAATCTATTTACCGCTGGAATTCCTCAACGAGCTCGGCCTTTCCGCAGGCGACGACGCCGAAGTCAGCATCGACTCAGTAACGAAGGAAATAATTATACGCAACGCAAAAACGGCACCTCTTACGGAAGACAATCGATTTGATCGCCTCGTAAAAGATGCCGTTGAAAAGTATTTATCGAGCAGGGGCCTTTAATCGCCGCTGCTTCGTTTCATTTAGTTATTGCGCTACGTCAGTAGTCGTTGTATCAATCGCGTCTACTTCCGCCTGCGTCATCGGTTTTGCCGCTTCAGTGTTCGACTTCACTTCGTTAGTTTTAACGTCTAGGTCAGCCGCTTGATCGTTCGCTTTCGTAATTTCGCCTTCTAAGCCCTTCACTTGCTTATCGACTTCCTTCGCTTTGTTTACGCCCCAGCTAATATCGTCTTTCAATTTCGCATTCTCTTTCGCTAATGCGTCTTTTGCTGCGCTTAGTTCAGCGTTTTGATTCGTAAGAGCGTTTTTGTCATTCGAAAGTTGCTCGATTTGAGCCGAAAGCGTTTTAATGCTATCTTGCGCCACTGTTAGCGATTTGATTTTATCGTCTAGTTCCGCTTGCAACGCCGCCGATTGACCTTTCGACTGTTCAAGTTCGCCGTTTTTAGCGTTTAGTTGATTCTTTACGTCCTCTAATTGCGCTAGGTTAGCCGCGATGTCTTTCGATAGTTGATCAACGTTAGATTTTAGCGCAGTGTTGTCGCCGCTTAATTTAGTGATTTCGCCATTCTTACCGGAGATAATATCGTTTGCAGCCTTAATTTTTTCGTTAGCTGATTTCGTTACTGACGTAATCATTCCGACTAATTTATTTTCGTTAGCTTCATAGCTTACATGCTCGTCGCCTAATACTCCCATCGTTTGCATAGCGTTATTGATTGCGTCTCCACCCGTCCACGCTAATCCGCCGATAACTCCTGCGCCAGCCATAACTCCGATAAAAGTTTTAGAAGTAAAAAGTGCTGTCCATCCCATTCTAACATCTCCCTTAATTTTAGTTGTTTAGTAACTTTTTTCCTTACGAGTAATATATTATTACATTGTAATTACTTTGTAAATACTTTTATGTAAAAAAATTTAGCCCGACATTTCTGCCGGACCTGTTTTTATACGTTATCGAAATTGAAATCTTCGTCACGCAACGTCTCAACGTTAAGCGAAATCGTATACCCGTCGCCTTTAGTTGAGAAGAAGTCGTGGTTCTTTGTTTCTGTATCTAAGCCGTTAAGTACAATGGGATTAACTGGCGCATGCTCAAAGAACGGCTCAAATCCAAGATTCTGAAGCGCACGGTTAGCGTTGTATTTCACGTACTCAATTACATCGCTAGCAATGCCGAGCTTTCCGTAAATCTCATGCGTATAAGCTTCTTCGTTCTTGAATAACTCTTCTAATGACGCATACATTTCACGATCGGCTGCTTCTCGTTCAACGTCCGTTAATTGTTGGCGTAATTCCTGCGCAAGTAGTCCAACGAATGAACCGTGAATACTTTCGTCCATAATAATTTTACGGATAATTTCTCCGCTTGCTGTCATACGTCCTTGACCTGCGAGGTAAACTGGGAAGTAAAACCCGCTATAAAATAAGAATGATTCAAGAAATACGGAATGTATTAACGCCATATATAACGTGTAAGGACGAACACGCGGACGGAATAATTCTTCGTAGTAACTAACTACGGTTTCAGCTTTATATTGTAGTTGTGGTTGCTTCGTTACCCAATCATTTAGTAAGTAATCTGTTTCTTGGGAAGGTAACAATGTTGTAAAAATATGCGAATACGATTTAGCGTGAATATGTTCCATCATTCCCATAAAGGACAAGACAGCTTTCTTTTGTTCATTGCGAATGTGTAAAGAGATTAACGGCATTCCTTCGCTTGCTTGGCGAGTGTCTAGTAACGTAAGACCCGCAAGCACCTTCTTATATACATCGCGTTCTATTTCAGTAAGAGAATCCCATGCGTTAAGATCCTTCTCAACACTAAACTCTTCTTCGCTCCAAAACTGTGCGATATTTTGATTCCAATACGTTAAAGCTACATCTTGCCCTCTTGTATTCCAGTTTGCCGCTTTCATCAAATTACCCACGCCCTATTCTTTAGTATTTTATCAATCTGCTGGTAAGAAACTTTGTAAATTACGCTCAACTCAGATTTAGATAGTTTAGATGCTCTTATTTCGCGAACCTTATCCCATGAAAGTTTGTTGTTGCCGTTATTCTCACCTGATTTATTAATCAT